CTCTTGTCTTACCTTCCTGTACTCTTAAATATGAACTTATATCATTTCGTGCTGGCCTAAATTGGAACACGTTATCTAAGTAACATTGCTGTCTACTTATCCCTGCGTGTTGTAAGAGTTCGGTTAATAGTTGCCCCGCTTTCCCTACAAACGCACCTCCACAGCGTTCCTCTTCAGCACCTGGATATTCCCCCACGATAGCTATCTTCTCAAAGGGACTACCCGCAACATAAGGTGCATCAGTCATAGCTTCTCCCCTCGTTTTATTTTCTCGCCAACAACTTTATAATACTTCTTAGCCTCTCCTACTCTTTCTGTTTTGTTCTTTACAGCACCTTTATTGCGAACATCTATTCCGCTATAAGCAACTTGGCAAGTGAAGCAAGCATAGACATCTGCATTTATAGCACCCCTTAGTCTAGTCCCACATTCATTGCATGTCATTTATAGCTCTTATACTTTCCAGGCTCTCCGTCCATCACCCTTTTTAAGTACGCATTCTTATATTCTTCGCTAAGGTCAAAACCAAAACAAGTGTTACCTAAGTTAGATGCAGCTAGCAAAGTGTTGCCACTGCCTAAGAAGGGAACCATTATGTGACCTCCAGGTACTGCAAAGGTTCTTATGACTTCTTCTATCATTTCTATAGGCCGTTCTGTCGGATGTACTTTATGCTCAGGATGTAATGATTTAAAGTTAAATTGATTTGTTCTGCCTGCTTGTCGTATTATTGCTGAGTTAGTTTTACGTGCATAAAAGAAAGGTTCATAGACGTTTCCAAGCCTGAACTCAGGATTTCTAGTTTGTCCCTGATGGTCAGTCTTTGTCCACACAGCAGGAAGGTCACACACTTGAAACCCTGCACTCTCCATGCTAGATAGAACAATATGATACCACTGAATGCCATACCAACATACTATCCAACCATTAGGAGCCATCACACGATAGCACTCTGTGAACAGATTGTCTAAGAAGTCTTGGTAATCCTCGCTTGCTACTTCATTATAATTTTCTATGCCTGGACTCGTGTCTCTTTCAGCTCCTCTTTTTATCTTATCAAGAGCTATTGCATAGGGAGGGTCTACCTCTATGAATGTAGCAGCTCTATCAGGTACATTCGCAACACCCTCAAAGAAGTCTTTTACTATATAAGCATTAGTTAGAGAACGCTTGAGTCGTTCATTCCCATCATTTTGCAGAGACTTCTCCAGATTTTCCGCAACAACCTTTTCTTCTTTCCGTCTTTCAATCTTCTTAAGCGTCCGTAAGGCTTCACTTTTGCTCTTTGCTTTGGACAGTTCATTTTCATGTTCCTCCAAGCCCCGTGCTAAGGTAAGGTCACGGCTTATGCTAGCAGGACTTGTCCCCAGTATCTTAGCTGTGTCACGCATAGAATGACCACCACCAGATCCTGCTTGCTTGCCATGCCGTTCCTCCTGTAGTTTTTGAATTTGATCTCGTAGAGCTACTTCTTCTTTCCAATCGAAATCATCTCGACTAACATTCTCCATTAACTCTATCTCTTTTTGATCTAAGTCAGATAAAGTCTCAGGATAAACTCTACAAGGAATGTGACTAGACTCCGATAAAACAACAGCCGAAAAACGTCTGCCACCAGCCAGTAATTTAAACGGATGTTCAGAGCCCTCTTTATTACGCATTACAGCTATGGGTTGTATCACACCTTTTTCTTCTATATCTTTAGCTAACACATCTAAATCTTTATAATTCTCTCTAGCTCTATCTGTAAACTCAATACTATTCACAGGTAAGTTGTCTAACTCAACTACCGCCTCACTCATTTTCCAGTCCTTAAGTTATTAAGCAACAAATGTAACTGCTCATCATTAAGACCAGCTAACATCTTTTGCGTACGTTTTGGTTTTGTCTTCTTGTTGAACTTAGCTTGACTACGTTCCCGTCTACGCTTACGAACATCCAGAATTAAGTTAAGCCTTTCCTTCTCGGGTAGTATCTGTAGTCTGGTTTGTTCGCTGATTAGATCCATTTTCCATACCTTTCATTGTCAAGGCCGTTATGTCAAGGTGCTTTGTTATTAAGTCTTTCATAACAGCTGCGGGATCTTCTTCTAGTTGCTCTACAAACCCTTGTATCAGAGCTCTATAGGTATGCTTTCTCCATCCATGCGGAATACAACGCACAAGAACTTCGTGCTGTTCATCGGGTATATCAAAAGTTAATCGCATATCTCCTCGTTAAGTAAAAAGAAAGAGAGGCAAGCCTACATCACTTGCCTCTCAATCTTCAGAATGTTGCTAGAGGGTTACTTCTTTTTGATGAAACGGCGTACACTATTTTGTGGTTCACCATTTAATCCTGTATCCTCAGCAATGATAACCCATCCCTCAAGTCCTAACATATCCTCAGTTTGAATGTTACCACCAGTATCAATACCGAAGCAGTCACAGAACATCTTGAAACGGTTGACTTGTTTGACGTAACGCTTTGGATCGTCTTCCTTAGTGGATGCTGAAGGAATAGGTAGCCACACACGTATATCATCTACAAGCTTATCATCGGGAACAGCGAACGTAAGTGCAAGGTTGAAACGACTAGGATCATTACGGTTAGGAGTTTCCTCCGCACGACCAATCCGTAGCATTACTTCCTCACCATCTTTCAGCGTTTTGAGTTCCTCTGCATCATTCAAGTTGACATCTAAGATTCCCATTTGGGTTTCTCCTTTAAGTTTATTAATAAAAGATAAAGACTACTGTGTACCATTTAGCAACACAGTTACGATAATAAAAGATTTTTGATTGGGGTTCCTAAGCCCAGTTAACATGAACAGTTCTCTTTCAGTATATACGCTGTTCCTACCATAGCGAGTATCCAGATAATAAAAGTAACAATAAACATTACCTTGTCCCACCTCTTTTTGGACGCTCGGTAACGAAAAACAAGGCGGTGTAGAAGTGACCTTTTAGCCTTCCCATGAGAGAACAATTCCCTCGACTGTTTGCCCACCTCTACACCTCTGCTTCTTTGGGGAAAAGTTCATCCCATTCATTGTCTGATATTCCAGTCATGAGAGCCTCACGTTGCTCACTTGTTAGCTCTGGAAACAAGTCCTGTATGAACATACGAGGTAATACATGTCTTTCCTTTAAACGCTCTTTAAACGTAGCTAAAGGTACATCTAAACGGTGAATACGTTGCAAGCCTGAGTGTATACTTTTTACAACTATAACGGTCTTGTGTTCACCTGCAAGCATATCAGCACCATACTTTATTAACGCTTTAAATTCTGTTCCCTCATAAGGAACCATGTTGTCTAGTTCTTCCATACTACGTTCTTCATAGTAAGTATCTTCTTCATTCTCTAGATGGTCTGGATGTCCCATTAGAATAAGCTCTCCTTGTTAGCGCTATCACGATTTGCTTTGCGAAGTAAGGCATTGATGTCAGGTTTTTCATTCTGCTCGAAACGTGAGCCACCCATACGAGTCTCTGCTTTGTAGTACCCATCGTTCTTGGTTAGCAAGGTATGATTGACACCTCCTGATGAGTTCTTCACAAGAGACACATACTTCTCATCGAAGACAAGCGGTACCTTCTCACTCAGCTTTCCGGCAAGCAAGAGTCCTGTTTCGATCTTACCTGATACCTCGTCCTTGATAAGTCCTATGTGACCTGTTACAAGTGTATGACAAGGGTAACCCATGAGAACGCCGAGCCAATCTACGGCAGTCATCTGTTGTACTAGATAGTCCTGTAGTTCTGGGTTACCACCTTTGCGAGTCTTGCCACGAGTACCTCTACGGAGTATCTCCCACATCATACAGTCAGCCCACTTCGTAGCACTGTCAAGAACATAGGTTCCGATATGATCGAACAAGCCTTCCTTCTTACGCTGTTCCATTTCTTTCTCCCACTCATTGAATGCGAACGGGTCTTTCCATGAATCAGCCTCCCACTTATTCTCTACAATGATGTCACCATTCTTGATGCCGTCTTGAAGTGCTAACGTCTTGGTTCCACCTGGATCAAACGAGTCAATAAAGACTGGGGTAGGACATGTGCTAGCTAGTTGTGTCTTGCCTGTACCAAAGTCTCCATAGACAAGGAAGTTAGAATACTTACTACTACTCTCCGCATAACGGTTGCGTGTTGCCTCCGCTCTTTCTTTGATGCGAAGGAACTTATCGCTACTTGATTGAGTCATCTTATTTCTCCTGTGTAGGCCAGTGATAGTCTAAACGAGGACTTTCTTTCCATCCGAATTGTTTGTAATGATCGGGTTCTTTCCATAGCAACGCAGCTCTATGGGAGGCATGTACACGGTTGTCGCCCCACCACTCAGGTAATTCTACGTTCTCCAGTATGGGGGCAAACATTTTCATAGTGTTGTTGAACCCACGACTAATCCATTCCGATATACATATGTCATGATACCACTTGAGTGCAGGAATATAGCCGTCCCACATCTTGGTGGCTGGATGATTCTTCCATCCATAGTCTTCTATGGTAAGTGCTTTGATAATCTGGGACGCTTCTACACGTTGCTTGCCGAGCCTCTTGTAATCGAGACACTCAATGGAAGTGTGTACATCGTCAAACGGAACAAAGGTCTGCATAGCTTCTCCTTAGTAAATAGAAAGTTAGATAGAATGGTATTTAATATACATATAATATAATGTATTATGTAGAGTTGTCAAGTACTTTCTTTGCCAGTTTAGAATTTATATTTATTCTTTGCTATATCCGTTTCTTCTGGCCAATCTTCTATTATTCTTAACAACACTTTCCGCACGGCTAACAATTGAGTCTGCTCACTCTCTGATAGTACAGGCTTTAGATCACCTTGTATGCTAAGTCCAGTACCAAGCATGAAAGAGAATTGTCCTTTAGCTCTGTTCCTTCTTTGAGTCCATACTTTCTTGGATAACTTACCCTCATATTTCCTTGTCATAACTCAACAACCTCCCGTATAGTATCAGCTTTACGTGGATCCCAGTGGTCTACTTCCATACCTACAGGGGGCTCCTCAATATGTTGTAAAGGATTATTCCAAGCGCTACAATAGTCCAGAAAGGGACACTGCCCATAATCCGAACAAGACTCCGTGTTACGCGGAAACGCTCTAAGAATCGAGTCATCTTCCTTTGCCTCCGTTAGTCGGTTGTAATCGTTTTGTACTCGGTCATATATTTCTTCTGTCTCAACTAGCCAAGCCTCCATTGCGGAGAGTGTCCTACGACAAGGCACACGCTTGAACTCTGTGTCACGAGCTCCCGCATATAATTCACCATCTTTCTTACGCTTAGGTTCATTGGCAAAGAAGGTGCCATTGATTATAACTCCATAGACTTCATTCTCTGGGTACATACAATACAGAACGTGGCTGTATACACCGATCTGCATCTTCTGTCTCCATTGAGCTGCCCATGAATTGCTGAGTCTACTGCCAGTCTTATGCTCAAGGCTGAAGACCCCACGATGGTCACGGCATATAGCATCTGTCTTGAAGTGAAGAAGTTTATTCTCTCCGATAGCCACGCTACCTGCTACCTCGATATGCTCTACCTCGAAGTCATCTTCACGATATGTGTTGCAGTACATAGGAAGTGAACGAAAGATATTAGCTGGAGTCTTCGGAGCATTTCCATTGTCCCATTCAGGTGGAAAGAACTCACGGATATACTTCTCCGCAAGGTTGAATCCCTCAGCACAAGCCTCTGCATTGTAGCCCTTGTCGAGTAGGACTTCCATTGCCATGTGCCAAGCGCTTCCGAATACTAAATGGTTACTTGGTATCTCTGATTTCCAGCCTAAAACATAATTGAAGAAGAACTTACGTGGACATCTCATGTAAGTTTGTAACTTAGTTGCATCTAGTACTTGCCAAGTGTCATGCTCTTGCATCTTATTTAGTCCTTGTTAAATGATAGCCTACGTTGCACGTATCTCTGCTTACCGTTTTCCTCTCCTCTCCAAAGTAAAAGGTTTAGTCTCCCATGCTTTGCCGAGAACATAGAGCAAGCTACAGCACTCATAACACCTGGCCCGCTATGTAAGATAAAGTCTTCGGGGTGTGACTTATCTATACTGCTCTGGAAAGCTCTGTACATACCTGTAAGGTTGAACCTATCTACTAGTCCTTTAGTTAAGAACACGAGTTCACCGAATGGCTCTGCTGAACTAAAATCATGCCCGCTATCGTTCACTATATAAACAGTTTTATTAGTCATCTTTTAGAATCTATTAAAGGGTAAAAAAGTAGGCAGAGGAGCCGTAAGGAACTCCCCTGCCTTTCTCTAGTTACTACTGATCGAGACGCTTCTGGAGCTCTGCAAGAATATCTTCTTGTGATACGCTACCAGAGTTAACCAAAGCCGCAAGCTGATTATACGGATCTTTCTTGGAGCCTCCGCTTTTACGTACAACACCTGGGGTATAGGATTCACCAGCTTTTACTGCATCTTCTGGGCTCTTATCTTCCGAGTTAAGAACAGTACGAGCAGCTCCTTGAGCACGAATAGTTGCCTGTGAAACAAAGGTCGATAGGACAACTTCCGCACCGAACATCTCTACAGCTTCTTCAATCGAGGAACCGAAGTCACGCTCGAATGATACTTCACGCCCCGTCTTTGGGGACTTGACATTGATGGTCGAATTAGCCATCTTATAACTCCTTCTAAAAGGTTAAGGAAAACATCTTATTAAGTTCGGAGTCAATCTCCAAATCTTATATACAAATATAACACATTGTATAAAGTTGTCAAGAAGTATTTTCATTACTTGTAAAAATAATTTTTAACAACTAATCCTACTAAGTAAACCACGCTTCCTACTACATAAAAGAGAAACAATAAACCAAATAAAGCAAACAGATTGAAGGTTAAAGTAACTATTGTATCTGCCATTTACTCTCCGAATCCTTTCTTATCATAGTTAGGCAGATGTTCAGCCGTTTTCTTTATTTCATTTAGTTCTTCTTCACAAGTCTCTGTTATGATTGTTAGCCTTCTATCATAAGATTGAACCTCAAGAGCTAGACTCTTAATTGAATTGAGCCGTCTTGCTATGTTGCTAAGCCGTCTTGATGGATTGCCTTTTATGATTCGTAATATACTTTTAACATCTTGTGAGCCTATCATATTATTAGATTGAGCTAGATCTAAAAGGTTAGTAAGTACTTTGATGCCATCAGAGCTCACATTCTTAGGAGGTTCTCCTATCTTGGGGCTGTCCTCTGTCATAAGTTCTCTCCGTACTTAGCTTTTAGTTCCTCAACTCGTCTCAGTAATTCATCGTGCTCTTCTATCTCCATTTGTAGCTCTGCATTCTTTTCTTCCATAGCTTTCTTCCATAGCTCTCGCGTTTCTACTTCATTTTGATGTATGCTAGCAGTACTTTGGATTAATTTACGTAGCATATCTGTTTCATTGTAGCTAATGCAGGATGATAAAGCACTAAGAAATTTATCCGCAGCTTCTTCTAAAGTTTTATATGGCCCACACTCAGTATCCTCAAACCAATAGAACCATCTGTAGTCCTTTTGGCCGTTGATAAATGTGGACGCAGCTTTTCTATAAATCATTCTTCTAGCTCCCCTTGTATTAAGTTAACATACTGCCTCGTTACTCCTAGCTCTTTTGCTATTTGTGCCTGAGTCTTGCCTCCTTCCCTCAAGCACTTTTCAATGTCTCGTCTTTTGTGGCTACGAATCTTGACAGACCTTTTGCCTTTTACAATCTTATTTTTTACGCAGAGTTTACTTACGTAGGCTATGCTAACATTATATATGCCAGCTATCTCTGCATACGTTAAGCCTGATTCACGCATCCATCTTATACTTTGTTCTCGACTAGGAATTTGTGGCATGTTCTAGCTTCTCATGTAAATCTTTTATTACTTTGTCTTGAAGGTGACACCAATTCTTTAATTTTTCTACTACCTGTATTATCTTTAGTCCTTCCTTCCTAGTAAGAAAGTTCACGTTCATCTCTTTGCTTAGCTCTTTTTGTATTTCCTGCCATGTTACTGGTGCCATTAGGCTACTCCTTCTAGTTCACATACTTCTGCCATAACAGCAACTTTAAATCTATCCTCATCGAAGTTATGATTTGTCCTGTGGTAATCTTTACAGAATAACTCTATTGCTTCTTCTAATACCTCCATTGTCATGTTAG